GGACCTGTTTTGAAAGTTCAGAGTTCCCGAATAAAACTTGGCACCTAGGAGTAAAAAGATTTAACTCCATACAGACAACTGAATGTCTGCATAGAGATTAAAACAAAAACCTTCTAGGGTTCAAATTAAATTCAGTTGTCTAGGATATACATATATGTAAGCTTATATATATACCCTACCTCGCGGTCCCCACGAGGATTTAGTCCACTCCTAAACTGATGGGAGTGGTACATTGTACCGGACAATAGGACTGCCCAAGAAGAAGAATAACGAAAAATCTTCTCCCGCTGCACAATGCAAGTCTAACGAGCATTTTGTGGATGCATTATGATCAACGTCTACGTTAATAATAAACGCATCCGCAAAGGTCGCATTGCCCGTATAATCAGCACGCTTTGCAGGTGCAAAACGTACATTTTGTTGAAAGGGACTTTCCCATTCAATAGTTGGCACAACGGATGTTTGCGTTTGTATACTACCAGCCAAGGTAGGATACGAGCTTTCATAGAGTGCCTTGGCACTAGCAGCAATAGAGCTGTTAGACCAAGATCGATCTCCTTGAAGATATGCGCTAAATGTGCCTGTAGTCCTAACTACTTCTAGCTTACCCATATTAGTAGTCGCTGGATAGTTGTTTTGATACAACGCTTTCCATTTAATACCTCCTCGACGAGCCAGATAAGCTGGGGTTAGCCAATTCAACAAAGTCATCTTTGAAAAATTGAAAACCTCAAATTCTGGTACCGTCGTAAGGTAAATAGCATTGGGTGCATAGCCTTTATGGTAAGGAAAACAATTCATGTGAATGAACCAATTACCATTAAAAGCACCAACGCGAGTAGCACGTGAGTGCAAATTATATCTTTTAAGCAATTGCCTAAAAGACACAATAGTTTCACCGAAAAACACGTGATCATACGCATCATCAGTGGGAACAGGTGCGAGCATAGTATGCTCTGGTTGTTCGATAATAGGTTTGCTCGGTTCCGATGTATTTTCTGAATCGGCAGGAGGTCCTTCCTCCTCACCAGCCTGAGCTTTAAACTTAGAGCAACGCAAAGCTCTAATAAGTCTAAGAATAAAATCGAAAACCAATGTAATCAAGCATCTCTTTTTACGAGATCCTTGACTGGAATCATCCTGTTCCAATTTTCGCTTCAACGATCCTTGAGGTTCAAATCCACTTTGTGGTTCTGGAAAGAACGAAAAATCTTCAAGTGATTCATTAGGATTGCGAAACTGTATATCTTCACCAGCGGAAACGAACACGTTGATACTAACATCATTATTGACGGTACTATTAGGTACCGTCAATTCGTTCACAACGTATACTCGTAACACTCCATTGGCTGCATTACCAGGCACGACACCAGTAACTGTCGTGCTAAAAGGTGGATTCGAATCAATATTGCTAAATACTCCTGGTGGAGCAACAACACAATATGGCTTATCAGAACCCCATCCAATCTGCACTGTAAAGTCCTTCTCTTCAGCAATGTCTATAATATATGTGTAGTTAGTATTATATTCATTAGTCTGAAAACCATATGGGTCATATACGATCTTAAGACGACCTTTGTGAAAATTGGATGAAACCACTTGAAACCTGTATTTCATAGAGCCATACCAATTTCGAAAAGGCATGGCTGCAAAAGCACAGGCTGGGAGATGCATTTCACCTGGTGATCCCAATGCCAAATACTTCCATGTCATGGGAGTAACTTCAGTTTGCCATAGAGCCGTTTCAGTAGTATCTGCAACAGCCCATGGAAATTGAGTCAAATAACTCTCACGACATGCTATAGAAGTAATAGTCATTTCATCAGTGGCAGCAACTCCAATAGTGGTTGGATCAATAGTCAATTCTTGCTTAGCATCTACAGTCAATTTTTGTGCTGTGTCAGTAACATTAGTATTCGCTAAATTACCCATCAACGTAGGTCTATAAAACGAGATATCACTAATGTTATTTGGCCGAGAATAGCCAAAAGTTGTTGCGATCGCACTTAGTGCGTTAGCAGCAATCTCAGTTGCTCTAGCATAATTACCTATAAATGGAGCTTGTTTCAAACCTCCAGCAATACGTGCTAGAACTGATGCAGGACGAGAAATTGGTCCTTTACCATATTCATCTTCCGAACCCGCCTGTGGGACTAGGCCGCCTGGTTCGGCAGATGTTGGCACTGTGAGCGCAACATCCTCAGCCCACGCAAAGACTGATACCGTAACAGAATCAGAAGCTCCATTAGCATGCTTTAGTGATTGCATAGTATGTAGAGTCATCTCACCCATATCCCTCCACTGCTGCAAAGGAATCTCCAAATAGTTATCATACCAAACAAATGGCAATTTCAGAGATCCACCCTGCGAAGTAGTAGGATCCAAATAAATGTGTGGTCGTTGAGAGGATTCAACAATGTCTGCTTCGAAAAAGCCTCTATCTACGGTAAATTGATCCAAATTGTGCAAAGGATTGTATGATAAGATAGCTCGACCGTAATGAAAACCATTACCGTTAATCACAACCTTAACGCACAATTTTGCACGCATCAACGCGAAATTTGAAATGCGATTAATCACACGTGGATTCTCAAAGAAATCTTGCCATGGATTAAACACTTCAAAAAGCGTAGTACCTGTTCCCCAGTCAAAAGATTGGATCTTTATAGGACGGGAGAAAAAGTTTCCCAGATCAGCATCATCATTATCTACAATAGCATAAGTCGCGTCATTTCCACTTGCGACTGTGTAGTCATATGCGGGATTCTGATCCTTAAATGACACCATTTCGGACGTGGTGTCTT